GTGGCTAACCTCCCAGGATTTTATCGGAAAGTTAGTGCGTTAGGATGGTTTTTCGCGTGGTAGGGGGCGAAGTGTTTGGAGATCGAAACGCGGAAGGATTTAAAGCTTGTGGGTCGAGCAATTCGCGAGCGATGGAACGTAGACAAGGGAGCAATCAAGCTAGCCTTGATGGGGTGCTTGAATGATCCTGATTTGGCGATTGATGCTGCAAGGATTTTGGTTGCGGCTGACGCAATCGACTGCAAGCGTGAAGAACTCGAAGACAAAAGAGAAGCGAAGGAAAATGAGCAGCGGCTACGACTTCTTGCACTCGCTCAATCTATCCCAATTGCAGAGCTTACTAAGCTTGCATCCGAAAACGGCATCGTCGGCGGATCCAGTTAAGGGCGATGAGCGATTAAGACAGCGGGAGTTGATGGCGAAAAAGCGGGCGTCGGAACGCGACATCCGCATACCTTCCCCCGCGAATCCTCAACGGCGAATCAAAGCTGAAAGCGATCCTCAAAAGTGGCTTGATACTTACTTCGCCGAGATCTTCTCGGAATGCTGGACTGATGACCGGCTAGCTATGTTGCATTCGATCATCGACGCTGCGAAGTACGGAGGAGATCAAGCTATCGCGGGGCCGCGTGGCGAAGGAAAAACGACGATTGCAACTCATGCCGCTCTTTATTTGATGGTGATGAGGCTGACTACATTCCCTGTCATTATCGGAAAGTCGCAGGGCAAGGCTCAGCAAGAGTTGAAATCGATTAAGGAGCAGTTGCAGCAAAATGATTTGTTCATTGCGGACTATCCCGAAATTGGCGTGCCCTTCAAGGCGGTCGGCGGTTGGTCAAGCCGTGCGAGAATGCAGACTGCTGGAGGGCAGAATACCAACATCGAGATTGCAGCGGATCATATTGCATTCCCGACAATCGCACGCGAACAGCTTGAGAATTGGCCGGATGGAATCGAGCCTGCTTCATGTGGTCAGGTGCTTTATTGCTTAGGCGTTGACGGGCCAGTACGCGGAACTAAGTTTCGCTCAATGCGTCCTACGCTTGCGATCATCGACGACATTGAGGACAGAGAAGCAGCGGCAAGCGATGTTTTGATCGGCAAGAACGAAGAGATTATCGAACAGGATATTGCCGGTCTAGGTGCATCCGCCGAGCGGATACCCAGAGCGATGCTTTGTACAGTCCAGAATCGCAAGTGTATCGCCTATCGCTTTACCGATCCGAAGGTGAAACCGTCTTGGCGAGGTAAGCGATACCGCAAGATGATTAAACCGCCGGATCGGATGGATTTGGTCGATCAGTACATCGACACGCGAAGGGGCCGCAAGTCTGACGATCCTGACGCCCGCGAAGCGTATCGTTTTTGGCGTGACAATCGCCAAACCATTGAGGCGGGTTGCGTTGTTTCGAATCCATACAGCTACTCAAAGAAACTTCACGCTGACGGAGAACCGCTCGAGCTTTCTTCGATCCATGCCTATTACAATCGCGTTGCGGACGTGGGCACGAAGTCAGTAGCCACTGAGATTGACAACGATCCTCCCGAGGATGCCGGGCCAATCGGCCAAGGGCTTACAGCGGAGATTGTCCAGACGCGACTCAGCGGATTGTCTAGGCGTCAACTACCGCTTAACACCGCAGCGTTAACGGCAGCTATCGACATAGGCAAGTATCGATGCCACTGGGTAGTTTCGGCATGGTGGCAAGGTGCCGGCGGGGTCGTTGTTGATTATGGAGTCGCAGAAGTCTACAACACGGATCGCACAATGGATAACGAAGCATCAGAGCCAGCTATCTACCAAGCCTTACTAAACTGGCGGGATGAACTGCTCCAAAAGCAGTTTGTTGACGCTGGCGGAAACAAACATCAGGTGCAGTTTTGCATGGTCGATTCCGGTACGTTTACAAATGCCGCGTATCAGTTTGTGCGTGAGGTTGGCGGGATCTTCCATGTCTCAAAAGGTATCAATCCTTACACGCCAAAAAAGCAGAGTACAGCAACAACTTTAGCGGGTGCTAATATGCACGCTGTCCGGCTTGCATCTGCCGGAGTTTGGTTGTACGAGCTAGACACGAACTATTGGAAGCAGTTTGTTCACGAGCGATTCCTAACGCCGACATTCGACGAAAACAACATGCTTCGGCGTGGGTCGCTTTCGCTGTTTACTCTCGACGGAAATCAGAAGCACGGAAGCTATTCACAACACGTCGCGGCGGAAGAGCTGGTTAGCGAGTTCAAAGAGGGCAAAGGAAGCAAGACATACTGGAGCGTCAAGAACGAAAACAATCACTGGCTAGACGCTACCTACATGGCAGCGGCAGCGGGTGAGGCTTGCGGCGTTAAGCTGATTGCACCTTCAGAGATTGCAGTCGAGGCTAGGCAAGTCCAGCAACAACAACAGCAACAACCGAAAAAGCCGGTCGAAAAAGCGTACCAACACGGAACGCGATTTAAGAAGCGTGAAGGCGGATGGATTCCTAGGAGACGAGGTTAGAAGATGGCGAAGAAAAAGGGCGATAAGCCACAGGTAGAAACTGTTGCCGAGGTTGCGGAAGTGGTGGAGGTAGACGAACAGCTAGATCAAGAACCTACACCGCGTCGATTCACTCCGAAAGATTGCCCAATGTGCGAATCGTATAGACCAAAGGGAATGTCGTTTTCCCGCGTCTACTCAACGCAAGGCAAGATCAGATACTGCCGATGCGGATTCTGTCGGCACACTTGGAGCCAAGAAGGGCAATAATTCTCAGCGGCTTTAATATAGCCGTGGTAAGTGCAACTAGATTGCAATCGGCATCCGTGCGAATCTTTACGCATGGCATCATCCGCTAGTCTTTTGGCACAAGTTGAAGCAGCTATCGAAGCCCTCCTGAACGGTGGTGCATCTTCGTATTCTATCGGCTCCAGGTCGGTTACTAAGCTCGACCTAGCTAGTTTGATGGATCAGCGGGATAAGCTGCTTCGTCAAGTGCAACGCGAAACTAGCGGAGGCGTATCGCTCGGAAGATTAACGAGGAACCGCCGATGATCGAACGTCTAATCGATAGCGTAGTTTCAGCGGTTAGCCCAGTTTCGGCATTGCGGCGAATGCAAGCCCGTCGCGTATTGCGATCTTACCAAGGGGCAGAGCCTTCCCGGGTGTCATCGAATCGTCAACCGAAAAACCAACCGGCAGACATGGAACTGACGGGGCCATTCGGTGCCGACCGGATGAGGGCATGGGCACGCGAACTAGTTCGCAATAATGCATACGCTTGGGGCGTTGTTGACACGATTGTCTCTAGCGTTGTTGGTTGCGGCATCAAAGCTCAGAGCGTATTCGAAACACCGGCAGGCGATGACGTCGAAGACGTAAACGATCAACGCGATAAGATTTGGTCGGAGTGGTGCGAAGTATGCGATATCAACGGACAGTACACGCTTGAGGAAATCCAAGGCATTGCCCAGCGTGAAATGGTCGAAGCGGGCGAAGTGCTTATCCGTGTGCTCAAGCTACCTCGCAACGAGTATCTTGGCGTCTATCGCCCAGTGCCATTGGCCTTGGAAATCATCGAAGCGGATAGGCTTGCCGGTGACAAGGATACTTACGCGGCAAGGTTGAGCAACGACAATGGAAATCGAATCATTCGCGGCGTCGAGATCGACGACCTAGGCAAGCCCGTTGCATACTGGGTCTACAAAGATCACCCGTTGCAACCGTACGCATTCACTCGCACGCCTGAACGAATCCCAGCTAGTGAAATCCTGCATCTGTTCCGCCGGGAACGGGTTGGGCAGTCGCGGGGCGTTTCGTGGTTCGCCCCTGCTTTAAGCTGGTTGCGTGACTTAGGAACGTACGTTGACAACGAACTACAAGCCTCGGCGGTTGCATCCTGTTTCACAATGGCAATCAAGACCGATACGCCAATCGGTGGATTGGCCGATCCTGATGGACGAAGCGGAACGGACAGCGCAGGTAATCGCGAAAAGATGCTCGAGCCGGGCATGATAATGGAACTTGCACCCGGCGAAGATGTTGTAGGCATCAATCCCGGGCGTCCTAACACCGGGGCAGAAACCTGGATCAAACTCATCCTTCGCGGCATCGCGGTAGGGACTGGGTTGAGTTACGAAACCGTTGCCCGCGACTATTCGCAAACATCTTATTCATCAAGTCGAACTAGCCAACTTGAAGACCGCCGACGTTTTCGCTGTTGGCAACAATACCTTATTCGGCACTTTCTACAGCCCGTTTGGGATGAGTTCTTTACATCGGCGGCATTGAGTGGAGTCGATGGATTCCCTTCGTCGGCCGAGTTGCTTGATAACCGTCGCGGGGTCGCCCCTGTTGAATGGCAGACGCCAGAGTGGGAGTGGGTCGATCCTCAGAGCGAACAGCAAGCAAGCGAATCCGCACTTAATAGCTTTACGGACACTTATGCCAACGTCTTAGGGGCTAGAGGCTTGTCGTATCGATCCGTTTTCTACCAGAGGGCGAAAGAGAATCGCTTGATGGAGAAACTCGGATTGCAGACAGCGGAACAAAAGCAGCTTGCTATTTCAGCGGCACAGACTCCAGGTGCTACAGCTCAAGTGCAAACCGGAACGGGCGAAATGATGGGGCTGTCAACGCTTCAATTCAATCGCAATCGCAAGGCGATAGCTAAGACGCTTGGTGACTTCGCAAGCGGTGCGATCAGCGAAGCAGCGGCTAAAGTCTTTTTGTCGTCAATCGGATTCAGCGAAGCCAACGTGCAAGCGTTTATTGACGACGCGAAAGATGGATCGATTGACACGTTACCAGCGGGGGAAGCATGACACTAGCAGAGCGAAACGCAGAGCGAAAACGAATGCTTGATGCTGCGGGTCAAGTCAAGCATATCCAACGCCAATTCGGAGCCGTCAAGGACGGCAAAGCAGTCGTAGCAACTGAGACGCCGGTGATGGTCTACGATGAGACTCGCCGTCAGTGGGTTGCTCAAGTGCTATTGATGGACGGCGTGAAGTTTCGCCAGTCTCGCAATCAATTGCCTATCGTGGACAGCCATAACGATAAGACCGTCCGCAACGTATTCGGAAGCGTTCGCGGCTTGGCTGTCGAAGGCGATCAGCTAGTAGGCATCGCTGAGTTCGCCAGTGACGAAGAGTCGCAAAAGATTAAGACTCGATACGACGAAGGGCATCTCAACGACTTCTCGATCGACGCCCAAATCATCGCACGAAAATACATCCCTGATGGGCAATCATACACAACTCCGAGTGGCGTTGTTATTGCGGGGCCGGCGGAAATTGTAACCGAGTGGGAACCTCACAATGCGTCGATCTGTGCAACGGGTGCAGATCCGAATTCGACTGTTAGACGGTCATACGACCGGGAAGGAATCACGAGAATGGACGAGGCACTTCAAGCCGCAGTTCAAAAACTCGGCGTGCCGGAAGGTATGACCGATCCAGTTCAAATCATCACTTTTTTGGCGGGCAAGGCGTCGGCTGGTGAAGTCGAAATGCCGGAAATGCCGGAAGTGGAAAACATGGCAAGCGAAGACAAAAAGCCAGAGGGCGAAGCTATGAGGGCAGAGGGTGAAGCAGCACCCGAAGAGCCTATCGAAGAAAAAGTGCAAGCGGAAGTTGCTCGGCAATTGAACGCCGACAAAGTTCGCCGGACGGCAATTATCAACGACGTGAAACTTGCAAAGCTGGAGCGATCCTTTGCTGACTCACTCGTTGACGAAGGTGTAACAATTGAGGTCGCTCGCGAAAGGATCATTCGAAAGATGGCTCAACAACCACTAGGGGGAGCCGTCGAAGGCTCCAATGTTTCGATCACAGCAAGCGAGCAAGACAAGTTCTTGCAAGCAGCGGGAGCCGGATTGGTTCAGCGTTGCTTTAGGGGGGGGGGTGTAAAGCGTTCGCAAGCTCCGCAAGTTGACGGTGCGTCCGATTTTGCGAATCTCGGCTTGTACCGACTTGCCGAACTTTGCGTACGTCGAATGGGCATCAATCCAGATCGATACACCAAGGCAGACGTTGCCCGAATCGCTCTCGGATCGGAAGCGACGATGAGCCGTTTGCGGATTCAGCGATCCGACATGGCGTACCATACGACCGGATCATTCGCCAACTTGCTGCTCGATGCGGCTAGCAAGACCTTGCGAGCGGCTTACGAGGAAGCCCCCTACACTTGGTCGCTTTGGGCACGACAAGGGCAAAGCGTTGATGACTTCAAAAACATCAACAGAATCCAGATGGGAGAATCGCCTAACTTGGAAATCGTCCCTGAAACCAAGCCGTATCCAGAGGGAGCGGTCAGCGACTCGAAGGTGTCGTACCAAGTGCAAAAGTACGGTAAGGAATTTACCGTATCTTGGGAAACGGTTGTAAACGATGACCTTGATGCACTTTCGCGGATTCCAGCGATGCACGGCAACGCGGCTCGCCGGACTCAAGAGAAGGCTGTGTACGATGCCCTGTTGAGCAATCCTGTGATGCCTGACGGATTCAACTTGTTCTCTGCTTCTCACCCAAGCGGACGAAATATCAACTCGGCATCCGCAGCGGCTCCGAGCGTGACAACGCTCAACGAAGCTTTCGAGTTCATGGGCAAGCAAAAGGGATTGTCGAGCGACGTTTTCTTGAACCTCGCTCCTCGAACTCTGCTTGTTCCACTCAAGTACAGCGGCACCGCTTTGGAGTTGGTTAACAGCCAATCCTACGCACAAAGCAACGGCAACGAGGGCGTAGTCAACATCTACGGTGTTAACGGCGTACGTCCTTTGCAAGTGGTAACGACTGCTTTGCTTGATGCGAACAGTGCAACTAACTGGTACGCAATCGCCGACAATGCCCAAGTTGATACCGTCGAGATCACCTTCCTCAATGGCGAAGAATCGCCAGTGCTGGAAAGCGAATGGATCATGAGCAATGACGTTTACCGATACAAGGTACGTCAATGCTTTGCCGCAGCGGTCATCGATCATCGCGGCATCTACGGCAACCGTTAATTCGGTCGCTTTGACTTATAGCCCCTGATCTTCGGGTTGGGGGCTTTTCGCAATACAAGAACAATTTGAAAGGAATAACTATGTCTGGAATTCGTGACTTTGAACTACTTTCCGACGATTTCAATGGAACCGTAGCAACGTTCCCAACGTCGGCGGATCCTGCTACCCCTTGGATGGTCGATGACACCTCCGCAGCGGGTGCACCTGTCTACACGAAGGGGACTTCGATAGCAACGTTGACGCTTGCCGCAACCAGCGAAGTCGAAAACGTTTGCTTGCACTTCAACGACGCTTTGGACTTCGATATCGATTTGATTCAACGAATCGAGATGCGGGTCAAGCTCGGTGCGGCTGCATTCACCAGCGGAAGCATCCTTTGCTTCGGTGTCGGCTCGGCTCGCAACGATACCGCCGATAGCGTTGATGCTAACGCTTGGTTCCGCATGGAAGGTGCGAACAGCACTTCGCTCGTTTACGTCGAGACTGACGACGGAGTACGCGATAACAACGACGTTTCCACCGGGCTAACGCTTGGCACGACTTACCGCGAATTTGTGATTGATTTCACCGGCGGCAAGTCCAACGTCAAGTTTTATATCGATGGCATCCGTGTTGCGGCTAGCACTACCTTCGATATGAGCGGTTACAGCTCCGGTTTGCAACCAATCATCCAGTTGCAAAAAGCTGCTAACACCAACGTCGATAGCGTTGTTATCGACTACGTCTCGGTGACTTCGAAGCGATAATCGAATGAGCTTGCACGACATGATAGAGGCGGATGCGGTCAACGTATTTGCCAATCAAAATGACTTCGCCGAGCCGGTCGTTTATATCAAGCGAACCGGCAAGGCGAGGGCCATTAACGCTATCGTTGTGCGGGATATGCTTTCGATCCTACCTGAAGACGGGGACACGATTACACCCGTCTTCGAAATACACGTTGCCAACGATAACATCAAAGGCATCGCAAGCGACGAACTAGACCTAGGTGGCGATTGCATCGCGTTTGCTGTCAGGGTTGGTGAGAAGCCGACTAGACGAACTGTAATGAAGTTACTTGCACACGATGAAGGGATGCTGCAACTCGAATGCCGCTAGCCGTCGCTGAGGAAATCGCACTTGTCTTGAAATCACGCCTAGAGGCGATGATTGGCGATTCCTTAACGTACCCTACGGACGTTATGGAGGTGATACGGCCAACTCGGATGGGCGACTTCACCCCCGCAGATAGGCAAGTTGTTTTGGTGCAAGGTCAGCCGGAAATCGTGCCGGAACTCTCGCATCCCGGGAACCCGCCCGCTACGGCGTATCGTCAGACGTATCAGATCCGTTGCCACATCATGGGTAGCGAGCGAAATCCAGAAGTAATTGATACGGTAATCAATCAGTTTCATGCCGACGTTGTTAAGGCTGTTTACGGCGATGGCAACGTATGGCACACAATAGACGATAATGCCATTGAC